AAGCGCACAAAACTTCCTCGGCCTTGACCCTGTTGTAATGGGCCAATTAAGCCTGCATTTTTGTTCTCACGCGCCCATCCTGAAGGATGAATGTCAAAAGGTATATGTTCGCGGGCTTGTGTGACAACCTTGCTCAAGACACCTTTGACTTCTTTATCTAATTGTTTCTTGAGGTCAGGCGCGAAACGCTCAATGGCTGAGATAGTAGAACTCAGACCTTGAATTGAGATTCGATAATTTGGTGAATCCATTATTTGTTTCGCGCCTTTGCTCGTTCTTTCACATAAACGAAAATTGCTTCCAACACTCCGTCAGGGGCATCAAGTAATGCCACCGGCGAAATTCCAGACTCCACAGAGAGAGCTGCTATTTGATAGGTCAGGCTATCTCTGTGGATTCGGAAGAAGGGTCTGTCACCAAGGTCACTTCTTCAAGAGTGTCTAAGAAGTCAGGGCCAAAAGGTTTAACAACGCGACCATTGTGCTTCATCGCTGACCAAGCCAGGAAGTAGATATGCTCTAGTTTCTGCTCTTCGGCAATAAGTTTTGCTAAGCCCTTTTGATACTTCTGCTCAAACTCCACAATCACTCTTGGTCGAAGCGAATAAGTCGCATCGGTTCCATCGGTAGTGCGAACACGGATTTTTAAGCCATCCATTTGTTTCCCCCTAATTGATTTAAGATGTTGATTTTGTGATTGCGCCCGAAATAGGCCAAGTCACACTCGCAGTTGCTAATTCTCCCACAGCACCATTAAGAGGTGTCCATTCAGAGATTAGAACTGAGAAGTTGTATTTTGGATTTGTTGCGCTAACTGTTGTGTTGACAGGTCTGACCTCACAAGCGACTGCGGTTCCAAGCAACGGATAAATCGTTGATTCAACCGAGCCTGAAGCGTAGTCCTGGTGGAACTCGAAACTTACAGAATTATCTGCAAGTCCGGCCACTCTCTTTTTTGCCGTGTCACCAAACGCCGTTGTTTCAACGATGTCAAAGGTGGTATTTAGTGAAACGCTCGCAATATGATCCGACAAGTCGGTGGATGCGAAAGTCACATAGGCATTAGTGAGAACAAGTCGTGCCATATTATGCAGTTGTCTTTACGATTGCGCCGCTAACTGGCCAAGTGACAGATGCAGTTGCAAGTTCTCCAACTGCTCCGTTAAGTGGTGTCCACTCTGAAACAAGTGCGCTTGCTGTGTAGAGAGGATTGCTTGCGCTTGTTGCGGTATTTACAGGCTTGACAGTGACAGTGGTGACTGTTCCGAGTAGTGGATAAATTGTTGCTTCAACTTCTCCTGAAGCATAGTCTTGGTGAAATTCAAGACTGATTGAATTGTCTGCAAGACCGCCGATGCGTGTGCGAGCTGCGGTGCTTGAAAATGCTGTTGTTTCAACTACATCGATGGATGAGTTAAGTGTCACTGATGCCACATAATCAGACAAATCAACTGCGTTGACTGTGACTAGGGCATTTGTAAGAACGATGCGTGCCATTAGTTTTTGGCTCCTTCTGATAGTGCTGGTTTGATGGTTGGTTGACTTGCTTGACTTGCTTGAATGTGGCCACTTGCAATGAGAGCATCAATGTTTGCGCCTGCATTTTCTAGCTCTTTCAAGGTAAGAATCTCACCTTGTTTTTTTCCACAGACCTCGCGGCCTGAGATGACCTTGTAAGCCATTAGGTTCTCCTATCCCCAAATCGTGAGTCTGTATCGGTATGAGAGAAATGTGACTCCTTGTGAGTCATAGGTGCCTGCTTCGGCTCCTGTGACACGCAGAGTGTTCACTGCTCCCGACAAAGTGCGATCACTTTCTAGCGCGGTCTTGATAGAGCCAGTGCCACTTCCTGCGAGGAAGGCATCCAACTTGTCTTGTCCTGAGCGTTCTGAAAAGCGTTGCACAATCACAAGAACATCGACTTGCGCTTGGTCTAAGCCACGAGCGTTGTCGATGTCGAATGTGAAATCTAGTTGGCCTACAACTGCGGCAGGCGGTGTCACTGTGTCAGGGATTAAGTCATAGACTCTGAGTCCTGAAATGGTTTGAAGATTAGTTTTAAGACCATCACGAACTTGGCTTGGATTCATACTGCCAAACCATTGTTTCTTTTAATTGGTCGAAGTAGAGCCTCGACATCAGGGTCAAGACGGGATGAAAGTCTTACAGTGCCAAGTTCAGGAGTTCCTGCAATTCCAAATGGCGACTGCTTACGAATGAAAAGCCGAGAGCTTTGAATTAAACAAGCCTGATTAACTTCTGAAGGAACCGCAGACCAACCCCAAACGCCTGTCACTCGACAGGATTGAGGCAGATAGTAAGGCCAAACATAACGACCTGTTGCCAAGATTCTTGTGTAAGGCCAACCGCGCCGAGGGTTATTGATAGGCTCAACCATAAAGTCAGAAGTCGCCCAAACAGTTGACCAAGTTTGATTGAAGTTGTCATCGGTTGCGATTTCGGATATTGACACGAAATCATCTACTGCAAGGCTCCAAGGATCAAGGGCTGTGTAATATCTAACAACAGGTGTTCCGACAGTTCCATTTGCATAGAAGAAGCGACCTGTAAAGTCATCAATCATTCTGCTTGTGGCAGTTATTGAAAGTTCAAGCAAAGCATCATCGCTTGTGTCAGTTATTGTCAGCGATGACTTTAGTTCCGCGAGAGTCGCGTAGCCGTTGGTGATTGCCACTAGATTTCCTCTTCTTTGGTGTTGTTTGAATTGCTCGTTCTAACTTAGGCAGAGCTAGTGCCGTTTCTTTGCGCTTTAATCTCGCCATAATTCGTGGTGTTCTTCCTTGAGCCAATAAGACTTGGAGTGTGGCAAAATCGCTCCGGTGTTCACATAGATTGGAAAACCTAGCGATTTGATTCGGCGGCAGAAGAGCAAGTCTTCGCCAATCCATTCGCCCTTAACAGGGCCATCCCAAAACCAACACCAATCCTTGCCTTGATTTGGGTCTGCTGCTTCGCGCATTGCTTCAAGAACGCTCCTGTGAACCATCAAGCAACCTGTGCCTGCGGCATCAATTTCAAAAACTGCGTTCTTGTCGTATTTGTAAAGCGGTAAAAATCCATCAGGTGAATCTTGAAATATCGCCGGCACAGGCTTTGGATAGGGCTTGCCTACCACGCCGAAGCCTGCGAAAACTAGACCTGCAACAACAGGTCGTTCTTTATCGTGTGCAGTTTCGCACAACTTGTCGAAAGTTAGAACATCAAGCTGCTCATCTGAATCAATCATCAGAAGCCAATCTGAATCAGTTGAATCTAAGAAATGCTTGACAACACGATTTCTTTGTTTAGAAAGTAAGCCTGAGCCTTTGATTCGAACAAAGGGGCCAAGTTTGTTAGAGCGTGCTGATGCTAATTGAATGAGATGAAAGGCGAATCCGCCATTGACCATTCCAGGGTCGCAAGACCCGATTGAAACTTTGTGACCTGTTTTCATTGATTCCCCCGAATCGTTTAGAAGTGTAAGAGCGCCCAAGTCGGGGGGCCTTGAACGCTCTTACACAATTTAGTTTTCTTCTAGTGACTAGAAGGTTGGTGCTGCCAAGCCTGTTCCCGAAATAATCGAGTTCGCTAGTGGATAACGACCTGCGGTGAACGCGGCATATCCGTAAACAACAGTCTTGATTGTTAGGTTTCCTGCACCAGTCGCATCGTAGCGAAGGGTGAATGGTGAACCTGATTGTTCCCACAGATGGCACTCAGGAGCAGTCACAACATAGATTTCATCTTGGTTTGTGGTTGTTCCATAAGTTGTTCCAATGTTTGCATCTGTGATGATAGGTAGGCCCATCATCTGATAGCCAGAGTTGCCATAAGCAACTGAACCTGAGCCTGAAGAAATTGCATTCATTGGGCCGCTTGCGGCTGGAACCACAAGTGGGCGGTTTGTTGTGTCAACCGCAGCAAGTAGGAATGCTAGGCGGCGAGGGTGCATTACGAAGTGAGTTGGATTCACAAATGCATTGGTCTGAATCTGTTGGATCGCATCAGCGAGCTTTGGATATAGCAATGCAACTGTTGGAGCAGTTGATGTGAAGGTGACTGCGTTTCCACCGGCGGAGCGAAGTCCAACGATGGTTCCTGCGGTTCCTGCACCATTTAGAATCTGTGAATCTAGTGTGGTGTGCCAAGAACGGATTAGGTCTTGAGCAACGAATTGGTCAATTCCTGTTCCGCGCTCAATCGCCTGGCGAGATAGGTCTTGCTGGCCGGCAATTGTCCGGACATTGATTGTCAATAGTGTGTCATCGACATCAGTTTCGCTAACTGCATCGTTCTGTGTGACCTGAACAGCAGTGCTTGATCCTGTGGTCATTCTTGAGATATTCAAGGTCATTCCAGCAGGTGGAAGTGTGTGCTTGAATGTGGAGAAGTCTGCGAATGGGCGACCTGCGCGAGCAAGTGGCGCTGCAAACTCTGTGAGGTATTGAGGAATTACTAGACCCTCAAACTGTGCAGTTCCGACATCGCGGCGCTCGATTTCCTCTTCGCGCTGATGGCGTGCAAGTCTTTCCTGAGCTGCATAGTCAGACTTGAACTGAGCGTTGTAAGCATCCTTGAAGAAGGATGAATCAGACTCAGGTGAATAAGTGCGTGATTCTTTTGTGACTTTGAAACCGCCGACCTTTGGGGTTGCGATTTCTGCTACTGCGGAACGAGCTTCTGCGGCCTTTGCATCGGCTGCTGCTTGTGCAGTGAGCTTTTCAATTTTCTCATCGAGAGAACGGGATTCAGCAACTAGAGCATCAACCTTAGCGGTTTCCTCTGCGGTGAGATCGGTGCGGTTCTCTGAAGCTACTGCCTCAAGAACTGCATCCATCTCTGCCTTCACTGCATCACGGCGCTCGACTACTTTGTCAAGATATGACATTGAGTTTTGCTCCTTATGATTAGGTTTCGAGGTGGTGGCCAAGATGCTCGCGGCGCTTAACGGGGTGCGAGGTTGGCTCCGACTTCAATCTGCTCTGTTGAGCAGAAATTTATTTTGTTGAGTTGATTATTGCTTGAGCAAGGCGCAGAGAAATCTTGCGACCTGCTTCTTCGCTTGGTTCAGGTAGTGGGTCAATTGCACGAAGTTCTGAGGCTTTGTGACCTACTAGAGTTTCAGTTGCAACATAGCCATCACGCAGTTCACGATAAACCCGAATCAATACGGCAGGGTCGCCTTCTTCTGCGGTGATTGTGAAATCTGAGTCAGGAACATTTATGCTTCCTTCTCTTGCTACGCGAACAATTCTTCCACGAGCAGTTCCGCCTGATGAATCCCATTCGACAAAATCACCGACAACATCAACTGCGCGAGAACTATCTTCATTCTCATCGTCATCAACTTCATCTTCATCATACACGCGATCATTCATTAAAGTTTCAAAGACTCCAAGAGCCTTCATAATGTATTCGTGACCTTCGCTCATATCATCAAAGACTGTCTGCAAGACCATCATTGTTGCATCGTCAATCTGACGGCCTTCTTTAAGCGCCTTCATTGCTTGCTTGATATGTTCACGGGCTTCAACTGTTGTTGTTGGATAAGCAGGATAAGTGACAACAGAAACATCACCATCTGCCAAAGATACTTCGGTCAATACTCGCCGACTTCTATCATCGTTCCACTTTTGACGGATGACTCGGAAAGCGAAGGACATTTGGTCAACATCGCCACGCTTGACGAGTTCGTAAATATCACGACCTTCTTGAGTGTCTGCAAGGTCTGCTTCAAAGCGCAATCCTCGGTCATCCTCTTCTAATTTCAATGTTCCATTCTTGGTGCGAGCTACTGGCAGGCCTTCGTGATTGATTAACATTCTCACATCAGGTGTTTCGCTCAAGGTCTTTCTAAAAGCGCCAGGAGCGATGCTCTCTTTGAAAGGTAGCGGAACACTCGCATCATTAAAGACTGCCGCATAACCAGCGAGGCGCATTCCATCGCCATCGGCTCTCGCTTCTACATCGCGCACGCTATATGTGCGCCGTTCAATTTTCTTTGCCATTTTGCTCCTTGAATCGGCTTCGGCATCTAGGGCATCAATCTTGCGTTGCGCCCAATTTTGCGCTCTATCACTGAAGTTGGAATCTCCGCCCCAAATCAACCAGGCAACTAAACCTGCGCCTGGATATTCAGGATGCGATGAGTCTTTGTTCTTTGGCGCTTGGCCGTCAACTTTATGACGAGCAAACCAAGGTGCCATCTTGCGAACTTTGTTTTCGCTGATCCTACCTGCTGCCATTTCGCGTGCTTCGCGCTTGGCGGTATCGGTTAGACCATCGCCCCCAAAACCTTCTCTTACATATTTCAAACCGCGTTCTGCATTGTCGCGGATAAATTGTGGAACTGTTAAATCTACTTGACGAACTTCTCCGCCTGGCTCAATACCTTCAGAAATACTGACGGCAACCATTTGGTCAATGGCATCTTGCTTGTTGTCGTGGCAACCGATAGTCGTATAAGAACCATCTGATTCTTCTTTGACAGTTGCCCAACCTTGGCAATCACTTTGCTTGTCGGATATTAGATATGGCATTGGATTCCTAAATCAGAAGCAGAACTTCTGCATCATCTTCCATTATCGAGAAGGAAATCTCAGACATTGCAATTGCATTGACCGCGCCTAAGCCTGCGACTGCGCCTGCATAGATTGTTGAGATTTTTATTTCTTGCGGTGGGATAACTTGTGGGAAAGAAGGTTGAACAAAGCCGTGACTTATTCCACCTTCATCTCCGCCAGGTGTATCGGGCTGAGTGTTTGCATTTGCTGATAAGCCACCAAGTTCGGCTTGCATAGTCACGAGGTGCGTGACTAATGAACTTCCGCTTGATGATATTCCACCAAGGTCAGCACTTGCCGAAACAATGATGATTGGCCCAAGTAAATCTGTGTCTAAGACACCTTCATCAAGAAGAAATTGGGCTGCCATACTAGGAAGCCAAAGTCAATGATGCAGTTAGAGAGCCACTTGGAATGGTATAAGTATCACCTGCAACATAAGCATTGCCAGTGATAGAACCACTAAATAAGAAATTGCCAGCAGAAGCATTATCCCAAGCAGAGAAAAAAGTAGCATCTTCAGAACCCGCAATGTTTGTCCAAGTGACGGCAGCATCGGATGCGACTGATCCACTTGAAGCACTTGCAAAGGTTGCTTCTTGACGAGTTGTTTCAGTTGCAGCATTGGCAGTTCCATTCGCCCCTGGCTCGCCTGTATGAAGTTTGATGTAAACATTGGCAGTTGAAAAGGACACGCCATTTGCAACAGCATCAAGGAATTTGTTTGCTAAATAAGAACTAAGACCTGTCGCCATTATTCATCCCCCTCAATGAACTCTTCAATGACTTCAGAGATTCGACCTTCTGAGTCACGGATAACTTTCTTGCGAACCTTGCGCCGGTCAATTTGATTTGTGACTTCAACTGTTGGCGAGGCAACATTGACAGTTGGCGCTTCAACGCGAACTTCAGGTGATTCGAGCATAACCATTGCAGGCTCGATGTTCACATTTGGAGCTGCTACATTGACCACAGGCTCAGGAACATTGACAACAGTTCCATTATTGCGAGCCTCTCGAACATCATAAGCAGCCGCAGGGTCGTTAGGGTCAATCTGTGAAATCGGTTGAAGTTGAGAACTTGGAACGCCTGTGTGTGCAATAGGAACCATCTCAACCGCCTTGAGGACTTCTTCAGGGTCAAAGCCAACTTGAACAAGTTTGCTCACAATGTCAGCTCTTAGATTTAGGCCGACATC